TGTAGAAACAAGGAAGCAAAACTAGTAAAATAAACAATCTAATAGACTGGGGGGTTTATTATGAAGATACTTTTAACGCTGACACTGTTAGCAGTAGTCACGATGTTTGCTCATAACTGTCGCAGTGATGAGGTTAACTGTTTAGCCCTTAATATATACCATGAAGCACGAAATCAACCTACAGTGGGCAAATTGGCAGTGGCAATGGTAACTATGAATAGAGTTAAAGACGAAAGATTTCCAGACACAATCTGTGGCGTAGTTCTTCAAGGACATTACAGAAACAATCAACCAATAAAAAATAAATGCCAGTTTAGTTGGTGGTGTGATGGTAAATCAGACAAACCAAAAGATTTGCAATCTTGGGAATATTCGTTACAGTTGGCTAAGTCTATACATGAAGGGCATTTAGATAATATAGATTTAGTAAAAGATGCCACACATTATCATGCAATTTATGTTAGACCTTATTGGGCTGACGCCAAGCGTAAGGTAAGGATAATTGCTGATCATGTCTTCTACAGTTGGGAAAAATAATTTCGACTTCTGTAAACAATGTGGAACTAGACTTAGAGTGGTTGAAAAAAGGACTGCTCCTAGATCATGCACTGACTGCCTTAATGCAAACAACTACCCTAATTATGAATTTTCAAAAGCTTGTAAAGACGCCCTTAATCCTAATACTGATGAAAGTGATGGGGGCAATGTATTTGAGGATGACCCAAAAGCTGTAAATGAAATTGAGTATGGAAAAGTAGAGAAATATGCAGTTGGATATGTGTATACAGAAAGTGCTATGGCTGAACCAATTGTAGATACAAAAAAATAATATTTGGCTTTTGATCTATATAAGTTATTATATTCCTCATGAATAGAACTCAATTTCCATCTTTAATGTCAAAAGGAGGCAAAAAAATGAAAATGTATGGTAAAAAAACTAAGAAGAAAGTTGTCAAGAAAAAAGGTAAGAAGTATGGAAAAAAATAAAGATGTAGAGGTTGTTGTAACTGGCGTATCTATGTCTGGAGAGGTCAAGTTAAATGAACACAATCGAACTACTGAAAAGAATAAAGAACAACCTACGAGAACAGAAATCTGCGATAGCAGAGAAGATGATTGAAGGTAGAGAAACAGACTTTCATTCATACCAAAAAGACGTCGGGATAGCACAAGGATTAGAAGACGCCTGTGCTATTATCGATGAAACCTTAACTAAATTAGATCAAGGAGATGAATAAACATGTCTCATCAACATGACGTAGCGAAGCTATACACTGATGAAGAGTCTAAGGCTACCATCGGTTCACACCAACTACCAACACCAATGGGTTGGAAAATCTTAATACAACCAAACCAAGCCAAACAAAAAACTAAAAGTGGCATTATTTTACCAGAAAAAGCAAAAGAAAACGAAGCATACTTAACTGCTCATGGTATTGTTGCTGCTATTGGTGAACTTGCTTACAGAGAAAGAGAAAGTGGGGCAAGTTGGCGTATTTACAACAAACCAAAGGTTGGCGATAGAGTTACTTATGGCAAATATGCTGGGCAAAAGCTCACAATAAATGGCGTAAGGTTTCTACTGCTTAATGATGACGAAGTTACAAGCATCTTGCCAGATGGCGTAGATGTAACAGCATACGTTTAATAGGGGGTAGTTATGAACGAAAACTCAAATCCAATGGAAGAGATTGAAAAAGAAATCGAGGAAACTAGGCGTAAAGCTAGTAAAGAAGATTTTGAAATTGAAATAGCAGACGATAAAGAGGAAGTTAAAGCTGAATCTGAAACCGAAGAAAAACCTCAAGAAGAAACAGCAGAAGAAGAAAAAGAAAAATTTAGCAAAACTATACAAGCTAGATTTAGTAAGTTATCTGCACAAAGAAGGGAAGCAGAGTTACAAGCGAAAAAATACCAAGAAGAGACAGCAACCCTTAAAGCTAGACTTGAAAGACTTGAAAGCACAACTGTGCAACAACAAAACGCTAAACTACAAGGTGACTTTGATAGACGTTATTCGTTAACAAAAGAAGCTTTAAAAAAGGCTGTGGAAGAAGGTGATACAGATGCACAAGTAGCATTTTCTGAGCAATTAGCTGATATGAGAGCCGCAGTCAGAGTTAACGAAATGCAAAACCAACTTAGGCAACAACAACAAACGCAGTCGCCTACAGTGGGGAGAGCACAACAAGCAGCAGTCAATCCAGCACCACCTAAAGCTATGGGATGGTGGCAACAAAACCAATGGTTTAATGCACAAGGATATGAAAGAGAAACGGCAGCAGCTAGGGCTATTGATGTACAGTTAGATTTAGAGGGATATGACAAAAATTCTGATGAATATTACAGTGTATTAAATAGTCGTTTACAAAAAGTCTTTCCAGAGTTAGTATCAAGTAACGACCAAAGTACGAAAAGTAAAAGTAGAAAAATAGTATCACCAACTACGGGTGGCTCATCGTACAGAGGTAATAGGGTTCGCATGACGCAGGATCAGTTACGAATGGCTAGAGAGCTTGGAATTAATGATGAGGCTGGCTTGAAAAAGTACGCTTCAGAAATACAGAAAAGTCAAAGGAGTTAATCATGGCTGAAAATAGAAATGTAAGAGCAAGTGAAACCCGATCAGGTGTTCGAGACGAGGAGTCAAGACCTCAGACACATTGGACACCACCAGCGTTGTTGGATGCACCAGAACCGAGACCTGGTTATGTTCAACGATGGGTAGCTACCTCGATTCAGGGGAAGGACACACCAGATAACGTATTTAAAAGAATGCGTGAAGGGTGGGAAGCTCGCCCTGCTAGTACTGTGAAAAGTAAGTTGTTCCCAACTATAAATCATGGACAGTGGGAAGGTTGTATTGGAATTGAAGGAATGTTGCTTTGCGAAATGCCTGAAGATAAACATAAGCAGATGAAAGCTTATTATTCTAACAGGAACGTAGAGCAAAACGAATCACTTGCAGGCGACCTTGATGCATTAGGGCAAAGAACTGGACAACGAATCTATCAAGAGAGGAAGAGTTCAGTTAGTGGTGGCAGACAATTGTCTGCTATGGAAGACTAACTATTAACTAGGAGAAAAAAATGGCAAATGTTGATGCTGCTTTTGGGTTTGTACCCGTTCGTCATCTTAGTGGTAATGGTTATTCTCGTGCAAATGTATATACAATTACTTCAGGTTTAGCTGAGAACATCTTTACTGGTGATCTCTGCATAATCACTGCAGATGGTGTAATAACACCTCACACTGCCACAGAAGTAAATAATATAGGCGTTTTCGCAGGAGTATCTTACACTGCAACAGATGGCTCATATGTTTACTCACAGTACTGGCCGTCAGGAACTACTGCTACAGATATTAAAGCTTATGTTTATGATGATCCTTATACTGTGTTTAAAGCTCAATCTGCAGGAACTACTGCTCAGACAAACATTGGTAATTGTGCTGATGTTGTTGCTGGTGCTGGTTCTACAACTACAGGACAATCTGGATTTGAAATATCAGGGACTATGGCGGCAGGTACTGCAACCACTAAGATCATAGCTCTGTATGATGCTCCAGACAACGCCTTTGGTGCAAATGCAATCATGGAAGTTCTTATCAATGAGCACTTGCTCAAAGATAGTGCTGGAATATAAGGGAGATTTAAACAATGGCAATGAATAGAGCACAATTTGCAAAAATGCTTGAGCCTGGTTTAAATACCTTGTTCGGCTTAGAATATGACAGTTACCCACCAGAGTATGCTGCAGTATTTGAAAGCAACACATCTCAAAAAGCTTTTGAAGAAGATGTATTGTTGACAGGTTTTGGAGCGGCTCCAACTAAAGACGAAGGTGCAAGCGTAAGTTACGATAGTGCATCTCAACAGTGGACTGCTAGATATCAGCATGAAACTATTGCTTTAGCTTTCTCAGTTACTGAAGAAGCTGAAGAAGATGGTCTTTATGGGTCAATTGCATCACGTTATACAAAGGCACTAGCTAGGTCTATGGCTTCTACTAAAGAAATCAAAGCGGCTAATGTTTTAAATAACGCAACTTCAACAAATGGTGGGGATGGTACTACGCTTTTAAGTACAACTCACCCAACTCAAAATGGTAACCAAAGTAACACTTTAGCTACTGCTGCAGATTTATCTGAGACATCTTTAGAGAGCATCTTGATAAACATTGCAGATATGAAGGATGACAGAGGATTAAGAATTGCTGCACAAGGCACAATGCTTATTATTCCAACTGCTTATACTTTCGTAGCTGAAAGATTACTTGAGAGCCAATTAAGGACAGGAACTGCTGATAACGATCTCAACGCTATCAAGTCTGGTGGATACTTACCACAAGGCTATCATGTGATGAGAAGATTAACAGACAGTGATGCATTCTTTGTTAAGACTGATGTTCCTGATGGACTTAAGATGTTCCAAAGAAGCCCAATGAAGAAGGGCATGGAAGGCGACTTCGAGACTGGAAACATTCGTTATAAAGTGAGAGAAAGATATTCTTTTGGCTTCACTGACTGGCGTGGTGTTTTTGGTACAGAAGGTGCTGCATAATAACCTTGCTACTGGAGAGGGGCTAGCCTCCTCTCCATTTAATATTAACCTTGACTGCGTAAGCAGACACTAGCCAAGACAAGGAGAATTACATGGCTAATACAACCTTTACAGGTCCAGTTATATCTAACAATGGATTTCAAGTCACACCAGTAGAACTTGCTGATGGTGATATTACAATTACAAAATTAACACATGGTGGAAGAATTAACTTTGTTCCAGATGGTGGTCAAGACAACACATATACACTTCCTGCTCCTGAAGCTGGAGTATCTTATCGATTTGTATATGGTGGAGCTGCTGCCGATGCAACAGACGCTATATTTGTAACACCTGGTAACGCAAACTTTTACATTGGTGGTGTGACTTTTTTAGACACTGACAATGCAATTAGTGCTGTGTTTTCAGATGGAAACTCAAACAGTAGCCTACAAATAAATGTGCCAGCAGGATTTGATGTTACATTTATAGGCGTTGATAGCACAAATTATAGAGTTATGGGTTCTGTTACTTCTGCGACTGCACCAACATTTGCTGACCAATAATTCGGAGGTATAAATGGCTGATATTAAAACCACTACTACTATTGAACAGAATACAAAAGAAGCAATTATTTCTTTTCAATATCAGTATGTAGATGCTGGAAACGAATCAGCAGTCCTTAAAATAGACGTCTCATCCCTAACACCAAACGCCAATGGCGAAACGTGTACTGGGGTTAGAATTTTAGAGTGCTGGTGGGTTTTGCATGGATTGACAGTTGAAGTATTAGCTGATGCTGATACTGATATTATTATGTTACATCTTGCAGAAGACCAACAGGGATATCAGAACTTTGAAAAATTTGGTGGATTGCCTTCTACTAAATCTTTTGGCACTAACCCAACTGGTGATATTAAATTCACTACGACTGGGGCAGGGGCAGCAGGAGATTCGTACCAAGTTGTTCTTAGGGTGTCTAAAGATTATTAAGGGGAATAAATATGGCTCAAGTATCTTCAATTAGTAGAGTTGGAACTACTGAGCCATTTTATCTTCAAGTAGCTCGTAATCAAATTTCATTAGAAATTATATATATACAAAATGATGGAGCTTAAGTATGGCTACAAGTGGTACAGTTGCATTTAGACCTAACGTAGAAGAAATAATTACTGAGGCTTATGAAAGATGTGGTATTGATATTCAGACACGAACTGGAGATCAAGCTATATCTGCTCGTAGAAGCATGAATTTATTGTTTTCTGAGTTTGCTAACAGAGGTATTAATTATTGGACTGTCTCACAAAACACATTGACATTAGTTAATGGCACTACAAGCTATACACTTCCTGTAGGAACTATAGACATATTAGATGCAGTAATTAGAGATAGCTCAAGTAATACAGATCAAATTATCAATAGAGTTACAATACAAGAATACAATCAGTTACCTAACAAAAATACTGCAGGAAAACCTAGTCAATACATGATTGACAGACAATACACACCAGTCATTTATTTTTGGTCAGTACCTAATACATCCACATATTCTTTGGTATATTGGGCTATGAACCAATTAGAAGATGTAACATTATCTAATCAAGATGCAGATGTGCCATATAGATGGAGTGATACTATATGTGCTGGGTTAGCTTCTAAACTAGCTATGAAATATGCACCAGAAAAGTTTCAGTTACTAAATGAGATGTATGAAAGGTCTTTTAACTTTGCGGCTTCCAGTGATAATGATGGAGTTAGCTTGAGGGTTCAACCAACAGCGTTGAATATGACATAATGGCAAAACTAGCTAGTGGCAAAAAATCAGTAGCGATAAGCGATAGAAGTGGTTTTAAGATCAAATACACTGATCTTAAGACAACTTGGGATGGATTGCGAGTTGAACCTAGTGAGTGGGAACCGAAACACCCACAATTAACGCCAGCCAAAAATGTTATAGACGCAACTGCATTATTTCAACCAAGACCAGACAATGATCCTGAAAATATATCTATATTTTATGGATATAGTACACAAGATATATTTGCATCCAAAGTAGAACGCTCACAAAAAGGTGTTGG